AGCCGCCCTACGGTGGCAGCCACGCGCTCTGCGGCGGCATGGCTTCCGGCGTCGATCGTCTCGCAGTCGCAATATCCGCACTCGATCAAGGCGTGCTTGCGCAGCGTCTCTGTGCTCTTGGCATAGGGCATATTGGACAGGCTCAGAGGCAGGTTCGCCCAATAGTCTGAAATCTGAGCGAAATAGTGGTTGTGGCTGCGCGCGGATCGGGCGTTCTCGACGTTCATCATCACGAACTCGCCCTCGCCGAACTTGTCCTCGGCGCGGCGCCGCATGAATGGCGTGGCCGGGCGGAAGGTGTCGCCGGTCCAGACGCATTCGATCAGGTCGCGGTCGTTCATGCCGCCACCCGCAGGGCGTCCAGCTTCCGCAGCTTGGCCTCGGTTTCCATGAGGAACAGCCGCACCGCATCCTCAATCTCGGCGATCATATCATCGTCACGGTGCACGCGGGTCATCCACGTCTGTAAATCGCCAGGCAAGCGGGGGTCGAAGCTCACGAAGTCGCACCACGCCCGCTCCGCGCAAGCCATCTGGAATTGCATCTGCTTGATATAGCGGCCGTCGACCGTGCCTGAGAGCAGTGTGTCGATGTGGGTGGCACTCAGGGGGCACTTGATCTCAAGTAGCCCGCTATCGCCGACCATGCCGTCAGGCGAGGCATGGGCGCCCGCGATGGCTGGGTGACGGATCAACCCCACCTCCACCACGTCAACGTCCCGCATGAATGCGTATGCGTTCCTGGCCTGCGGCTCGGTGTCGTTTCCCCACCTCATCGCCTCATTCTGATAGGTCTCCTGCGGTTCGCCGGTCAGGCGCTCCACGATAATCCGCGCCATCAGATTTGCCCGGCTCGAGCTCCACCCGCTCTTGGTCTGCGCCATCAGGTCGGCGATAGACGAGGCGCCCACGCTGCCGGCTCGAGCCCGCCGCCATTCCTCAGTACCTTGTACGAGGTCATCCATTGGTGGCACCCTTCACAACAGGCTGGGCGATCTTCTGCCAGAGCATAGCCTTCGCGGCTTCGAACTTGGCCGCCGGCAGTTCCTCGAGCGTGGTGTCCTGGCTGCAGCCGAGGGCCGCGAGGAACTTGGACACGTCGGCGCCGGCCTTCTCGATCAGGTCGCGCAGGATATGCCACTCCGCCTCCGAGATCGTGCCAGCCGGGGCAGCGCCTTTCCCGTCGTCATCGTTCGCCGCAGCCAAGCCCAGCGCCGCCTTGAGCGTATATCGCTGCAGGTAGGTGATCGTGCTGCCTACCGCCTGAATGCTGTTCTTGTTGCCGCTCTCGTCGGCGCCGGCTGATAGCGACGTTTCCTCGCTGTATCCATCCCGGTGCGAGATAACGCACGTCACGGTCACGCGCCCCGCATCCTGCGTCGTGCGATAGCGATAGGAGAGGCCGTGCTCGCCGAGGATCGGGTCCACAACTCGGGCAATGCCGGCCATATCCTCATGCTGGTAGTTGGTGCGTACGCCCGACTTTCCCGTGAAGTCCACCTTGCGATCTTTGACAATCGGCGGGATCGCTGCCTTTGCCGCCGAGATCGCCTGATCGAATGACTTGCGCGCGTTCGTTGCGTCCAGACGTTCCTTCATCGCCAGCATCCGCTCGAGCTTGTCGAGGCTGGCGTTGGGGTCCATTACCACCCGCTCGATCATCGAAACCATCGGGTCGGCGATGGTGACAACCTGCGGCGGCATGATCTCGGCTTTATCGTTCATCGCGATCGTTCCTTCGTTTCGGGCGCCCCCGGCGCAATCGAGGATGGGGCCAACTGATCACGCCGGGGACTGTCCGACGCGGAATGCGCCGGATGGGTGTTCACAGTAGCGCCGTCGCCTGCCACAACTGCAGGACCGCGAAGCCAAACCCGGTGACGAGAATTCCGAACGCCGCGCCGCACGCAAAGGCGTGGATCAGGTCGATGCTGTCCCTCACGCGGACACCTCATCTGGCTGCTCTACCCGCAGCGGCTTGGTCTTATCGGCGGGAAAGGCTGTGATAACGAACTCGGTTTCTGTTCCGCTGTAGGGGTCGGTGCTGACCACCGACAGGCTGATCCATCCGAGATGGTCGTGGGTCCGGTCCTCGAGGCGAATCGCTGTAACGTTGTGGGCGCTCAATTGGATGCTCATTCGGCGTTCCTTCTGTTGATCTAGGACTGCACCCCTCGCTTTGGGGTGCAGGGTAGAGATCAGCAGTTGGACGAACTGTTGGCGCAGGGCGCCCCGCCCGGCTGGTTGGAGTACTCGCCGCTGAACGAGGTGAACCCGCCCGGCGGGGTGGCCGTCGAGTAGACGCCGTTGGTGTAGGTCGTCACGCCGCGGTATTCCTCGTACCCCGTCCGGCTCCTGAAGGTGAAGAGGGGGCGGGAACCGCTGACGCCCTGGATCACCTTGACCGCGATGTCGTTGGTGGGGTCGTTATCCTTGTCCCGCATCCGCGCCAGCGCCATGCGATTTTGCAACATCGTGGGCTGCCTGATCGCGGCGATGCCTCCGGTCGTCGGGTAGTGTTTCATCGGGCCGGTGTAGCTTGCCGGCGGGTTGTACGGCGTCTGCGTCGGCGAGCGCAGCGTCATGTGAGCGAAGGCGTTGCTGGCCCACGAGCTTAGGCTCCAAGCGTGGGCCGGCGGCGCAAAAGCCACGGTAACGGCGAGGATAGCGGCAGAGGTGGTAAGTTTAAACACGATGCGTCCTTGTTTTGGTTGGTTCAGTTGCGTTGGTCCCACCCCTCGCTCCCTGAACCTAGAATTAGGTGACGGCCAGCCTCTAACCGTCGCGTCCCTTTCGGGATCCTGCTCTACCGCTTCCATTCCCTGCAGTCGGGAGGACGAGGCGCGGTTCCTCGTTCGAAATCCTCATTCGTCTTCCCACCAGCCGCGCTCGTCGTTGGGCTCGTGGGGATCGCCCTCGTCTGGCGGGTCGTCGCCCTCGCACAGGGGGCAGTCGGACCACCCCTCAATGCCGCGCTCGCTGCCGCAGTTCGGGCAGACGTTGCGCGGCGGTGTCATCAAGCGGCCCTCGTCCAGTCGATCCAGTGGTACATGGAACTGTGCGTGGTGCCTCCGCTGCGTCCATCGGCGAGGCGGTAGTCCACTCGGTCCATATTGTAGCGATCGCCACGGAAAATCCCCTCGACGGTGAAGCTCACACCGTTGTTGCCAACGTAGGTCTTTCCCTGCCGGATGATCTGCCCATTCCCGAAGTCGATCTGTTTCATTTTCGGCCCCTATCTCGCCAGCCCAACGGGGCGGCTTGGCATATGTCTATTTCAATCCGCGTGAACTCGCAAGGGGAAATCGCACCGTGCCGTGTGATTTTTTTCGGCTTGCCATTTCACCCGCGATAACGTACCCATAGCGATCATGAGCACACAAATCCCCCAGATAACCGCCACCACGATCTGCAACGCACTCGGTCGCAAGGCCATGGCCGATCGGCTAGGCGTTGTCGTCAGCGCCATCAGCAACAACGCCACCGAAGGCACATTCCCCGCGATCTGGTTCGACACGGTGGATGACATGTGCCGCGAGGCTGGGGGCATCCCGTGCCCCCGCACGCTCTTCCGGTTCAAGAATGCCGATACAGCCGCATGACTTCCGCTCGTGTCGCCTGTGATGCGAGCGTGACCGCCGCCAGCCCCCCAACTGCTCAGCTTGGCGGCGAAGACTGGGGCGGGGCTTCGGTGGTGATCGCCGAACCCCGCTCTTTTTTGCGGCTTCGCACGATCCACTGGCATGACTTCGGGATCGATCCTAACCGCTCAGAGTGGGCCGAGCGTTACCGGCTGAAGGAATGGCTCGAGGGGCAGGGGGCAATCGTCGTGGCTTGGATGCGTATCTGGCGGGTGTGGTGGTGAAGACGATCAGCCTCGCGGAATACCGGCGCACCGCGCTCGAGCACCCCGAGCAGGTTGCATTCGTGGAATGGTTCCACCTGACATTCCCCAAGGTCTTGATCCATTCCGTGCCCAACGGTGCGCACCTATCCATCACCCAGGCGCTGAAGTTGGCGGCCGAGGGATTGGTATCCGGCATCCCCGATCTGCACGTCCCCGAGTGGGACTTGTGGCTCGAGATGAAGCGGCCCCGGGGCGGGCGGCTGTCGGTAGAGCAGGAGGAAGTGATCCGCCACCTTCGGGCGATAGGCCAGACGGTCATCGTGGCGAAGGGGTGGGAAGACGCGGTCCAACAGGTACGGGAGATGGCGCTGTGAGAGACTATCAGGGCTGCGCCGAACGCGGGTTGACCCAGGCCGAGACGGCGCGCGAGCTCGGGGTATCATCTACGGCGGTTTGCATTGCAGCAAAGCGGCTCGGCTTGACCTTCGTGCCATCACCGCGGGCACATCCTGAGAACGCAAAGATACGCAGGGGTCCGCATTCCGCGGCGCACAGGGCAGCACTGGCCCACGGGGTTCGCGAGGCATGGAAGCGGCACGACATCAACGGCCGGCGCCGGGTGCTGAACGCCCTCAGCCCTGAGGAGCGAGCGGACTACGTTTTCTTAACGAAGGGCGGAGATAGCCAAGCGGCGGCAGGATTGGCAGAGAGGACTTGATCAATGCGTGACTATCAGGGCTGTGCTGAGCGCGGGTTGACGCAGGCCGAGACAGCGCGGGCGCTGGGCGTCACGCGGACGGCGGTATCCCTGGCGGCGAAGAGGTTCGGGATCGTCTTCACGCCGGACCCGCGCGCATCGACCATGCGCAAGCCTGGCAACGGGTGGTTCGCCCGCACCCCTGAGCACAACGCGGCGATCGGCGAAGGCATGAGGCGGGCGTGGGCCAGGCACGATCTGAATGGGAAAAAGGCATCCCATCAAGACCGCATAGAGCGCGAAGTT